GGGCATCGCCGAGCACCTCGTCGCCCGCGAAATCGTCTCGATCGAGGAGGTCGAGTACCTGGCGAACGTCCACGAGCGGTGCGTCGAGGCCCGCGCCGAGGATTGGACCGGCTCGCCGGCCTGGGTGGAGTGGAAACTGGCCGGCGGCGAGGCTGGGGCGAAGTGGGTCGCGAAGCGCAGGGCTTCCGCGGCATCGCCGCCGGAAGTCCTCCCCTCCGAACCCATCGCAACCCGCGCGGCCCCCGGCTCCCTCAAGGAAGGCGACTTCGCCTCGTGGGGCGACGGCGTGGGGCGCGTCGAGCACGTCATGCCGACGGGCTCTGTCCAGGGCATGGTCGCAACCGAGGAAGACCCCCTGGTGGTGCTGACCAAGTACGAGGACGGAGAGCCCGACGACAGCATGGTCGCCAAGAAGATGTCGGAACTGACCAAGGCCGACGCGCCGCAGGGTGGCGAGGAGCGTGCGGCCGCTAACCTCCGCCCGACCGCAGGCATGGCGGCAGCGGCCCGGCGCGGCCTCAAGCTCCACGAAGAGGGCAAGAGCGGCGACGGGCTGAAGCCCGAGACGGTCGCCAGAGCCAACAAGATCGCCGCCCGCGAGACGCTGACCGAGGATCACGTCCGCGAGATGAATGCCTGGTTCGCGCGGCACGAGAAGGCGAGCAAGTCGCCTGGCTGGGACACGCCGGGCGATGAGAAGCCGGGGTTCGTGGCATGGCTACTGTGGGCCGGAAACGCCGGGCAGCGGTGGGCTGCGGCAAAGGTGGCCCAGATGGACCGCCAGGAGACTCGCGAGGAGCCGTCGGACACGGTGGCCCCGGCCAAGAAGGCACTCTACAAGGCTCTGGAGGACATCGCGGACATTCACGGGCACTTCCAGCCCGCGGACGTTCACTACATGCCTGAGAGCCCGTTTCTCGCTCAAGGAATGAGGTGCGCCAACTGCGTCTTCTACGAAGGCGGAGGAGCGTGCGAAATCGTCGCTGGAAGCATTTCACCAGAGGCACTGTGCCAGTTGCACATCATTCCGGAGTCAGCAATGAGCGATCAGCAGGCGAGCGAGTCGAGGGACGTAGTTGCGGAGCCGGTCGCTGCGGAGACGCAGCCAGCGGCGGCCGAGGTTGTTGCTGCTGAGACGAACTCGACGCCTGTCGAGCCGGACCCGACGGCGGGCCTGGACGTCAAGATCGCAGAACTGAAGGCTGTCGTGCTGCGGACTCGTTTGCAGACGATGTAGATCGTCGCATAGGCTACAGATATGAACTACGCACTGCGGCGGATGCCGCAGTGAGCAGTGCGAGTGGCGTGAGGATTCACGACGCGGCGCGCTTGCGGGACACACCCGCCGGCCGTCGCGTTTTTGCGTTTGGCCGGCTCAACAAGGAGTCAGGCCAAACATGGCGTCGAATCTCAAGCGTCTTCAGGAGCGTGCCGCGGCCGTTGCCGCGCGGATGACCGAACTGTCCTCGATCGAGGAGCGGTCGGCCGACCAGACCAAGGAACTCATCTCGCTCGGCAGCCAGGCCGACGAACTGAAGACCTCGCTGGAGTTCGAGGAGCGGATCGCCGCCAAGGAGGCCGAACTCCGCTCCGTCGTCGAGAAGGCCCAGCCGGCCCCGGCGCCCGTCGTCGAGAAGGCCACCGAGGAGGCCAAGAAGACCGAGATTCGGGCTCTCCTGCCCCACCACACGCAGCTTGCTGCGTTCAACGACGACTCCGGTGCCGTCGAGAGCGCCTACCGCTGCGGCCGCTGGCTGCGGGCTCACATCTTCAAGAATGCCGACGACCTGCGGTGGTGCAAGGATCACGGCGTCGAGAACCGGGCGCTGGGCGAGAACGCCAACAGCACCGGCGGCGCGCTGGTCCCCGAGGAGTTCGCGAACCGGGTGATCCGGCTCGTCGAAACCTACGGCACCCTGCCGTCGGTCTGCGAGAACGTCACGATGACCCGTGACACGATGGTGATCCCGAAGCGGCTCACCGGCACGACCGCCTACTTCGTGGGCGAGGGTGCGAGCGTCACCGAGAGCGAGCCCACCTACGGCAACGTGTCGCTCGTCGCCAAGAAGTTGGCGGTTGGCTGCCGGATGTCGACCGAAGTGGTCGAGGATTCGGCCGGCGTGGTGGGACTTGCAGATGCCGTCGCAACTGAATTTGCCCAGTCTCTGGCCTATAAAATCGATTTGTGTGGGTGGCTCGGTGATGGGACGCAGGGCGAGTACGGTGGCCTTCGCGGCATCGTGGCGAAGATCAACGACGGCAGCTACGGCGCGTCGATGGTCACGGCCGCGACCGGCAACGTCTCCTTCGAGACGCTGGACATCGAGGACTTCCTCGGCATGGTCGGCAAGCTGCCGATCTACGCCCGCCAGGGTGCCGCGTTCTACGTCTCCCCGGCCGGCTACGCCGCGAGCATCGCTCGCCTGAAGTACGCCGCCGGCGGCAACACCGTCGAGAACATCGGCAGTGCGGCTGGCGAGTCCTTCCTCGGCTATCCGGTGCGGATGGTGCATGTGATGAACAGCACCCTCGGCTCGGACGTCAGCAAGGTGAAGGTGCTCTTCGGCAACCTCGCCCTGTCCAGCATCTACGCCCGTCGGCGGGACTTCAGCGTCCGGCTGTACGACCAAGTGTACGCCACGACGGACCAGCTTCTGCTCCAGGGCACGATGCGGTTCGACGTGAACCACCACTCCCTCGGCTCGGCCACTGAGGTCGGCCCGGTGGTGGCCCTGAAGACCGCGGCTTCGTGAAACACCTAACCAGGAGCAACTGACAGATGATCCACGCCCAGAACGATAAGGTTGTTGCCGCGCTGCCGGCCGCTGTGACCGCCTCCAACGAGACGGCCACGATGACGATCGACACGGTCGGCTACGACCACGCCAGCGTCACCGTGATGCGGGCGTCCAACGCCGCCACGACCTTTGCCTCGGTGCTCAAGGTCGAGGAGTCGGACGATAACTCGTCCTACTCGAATGTCACCGCCCTCGTTGGCGGCGGCACCGGCGGCTTCTCGATCCCGGCCGTCTCGGCGACCGGGAGCGTTTCCGTCGTCAAGCTGGACGTCGACACGAAGGCTCGGAAGCGCTACCTCAAGGTCAGCATGACCCCCAGCACCGCGGTGAACGTCGCGATGACGGCTCGGCTGTCCCGTGGCGAGGTTTCGCCTGAGACGGCTTCGCAGGCTGGCGTGATTGGTTGGGTCAAGGGCTGATTCCCGTCCAAGCGGGACGGCCACTGGACTCGGCCGGCAAGGCGCAAGGACGCGCGCCCGCTCCTCTCTAGGAGCGAACGATGCTGTTGCGGATCGGTAATGTAGAGGCTGAAGTCAAAGTCGCGGCGGTGATGAGCACCCCGCGACTTGGCTTCACCGATAACTTCTTCTGCGTGTCGCAGGCGCTGGCCCCTCACCGGATCAGCCCGATCAAGGTAACCGGAGCCTTCTGGGGGCAATGCCTCCAGCGGGCAATGGAGGGCGTCGTGGACACCCACGACGTCATCCTGACGTTCGACTACGATACGATCTTCACCGCAAAGACCATCGAGGCTCTCCTGGCCTTGATGATGCACTCCGGCGTCGACGCCATCGCCCCGCTCCAGACGAAGCGGGAGGCGAATGCTGTCATGTTCTGTCCGAAGGGGCACACGCCGGAAGAGAAGTTGAGCGTCGACGACGATTGGTTCTCGAAGCCCGTCCAGCATGTAAGGACAGCCCACTTCGGGGCCACCTTCCTCCGCACCGCGGCTCTCAAGAAGGTCAAGAAGCCCTGGTTCCTCGCCCAGGCGAACGAGGCAGGCGACTTCGGGGCGGGCCACGTCGACGAGGACATCGCGTTCTGGCACGCCTGGGAGGCCGCTGGGAACACGCTGGGCGTCGCCACCCATGTCAGCGTCGGCCACGCCGAACTGATGATCACCTGGCCCTCCAGGAGCGTCGAGGGCGGCAAGATTCACCAGCACACGACGGACTACTGGAACAACAGCCAGAGCCCGCCGAAGGACGTCTGGGGGTTCGTGGCATGAAGATTCGGATCACCAAGGCATTCTCCGGATACCGCATCGGCCAGGAGTTCGACTGGGCCGACGGCATGGCCCGCATCTACATCGGCAGGGGCATGGCGGAGCCGGTTGTCGACGACGACGAAGACGTCGTCGAAGAGCAGATGGTCGAGCCCAAGGTCGAGCGGGCGACGGTGTCGGCGAAGAGGAAGCAGAAATGACCGTCACGATTCGCTACGGGATGCCGGAATACCCTGCCAGCGGCATTACGCCGTACCGCAGTCTGGTCGTCCACACAGAGCCCGTGGTCGAGCCTGTAACGCTCGCCGAGGTCAAGGCCCAGGCGAAGGTCGACATCAGTGACGACGATGCGCTGCTCCAGAGCTACATCACCATGAGCCGGCAGTACGTCGAGTCGATCCTCGACGTCGCCATGATCACCCAGACTCTCGAAGCCAGGTACGACACGTTCCCGCTCTGGGAAATCATCCTGCCCAAGCCCCCGATGGCGCCGTCGACTGTCACGGTCGTTTACCGCGACGAGGCCGGGAACAGCAATACGATCACGTCGGCCGCGTCGGCGTTCCAGGTCGATAACTACGCGACGCCTGGGCGAATTTACCCGCTATACAATGGCGTCTGGCCCGCCGTCAGAGGTGACGAGAACAGCGTTCTCGTGCGCTGGCAGGCAGGCTACGGCGCTTCTGGAACCAATGTGCCGGCGGTTCTGAAGCAGCTTGTCATGCTTCAGGCGGCGCACCTCTACGAGAACCGCCAGCCCGTGGTCACCGGCTACAGCCAGGTGCTTCCGGTCCCAGGCACGTTCGAGACGCTCCTGGCTGCCTCTGGCTGGGGCGGCTACCGATGAGCGTTACGGCCCAGGTCCGCGCAAGCGTTCGGGCCAGGCGGCTGACTCAGAGCGGCCTGACGCAGAGCCTCGAAGAGCACCCGGTTGAGTTCGCCGTTGATGCAGGCGACTGCACGAAGGTCTGGAGCGACCAGCGGACGTTCGGCGCCGTCGGCTATGACGAGGTGAACTTCGCCACCGTCGGCCTGTCGGTGGTCAAGCTGCTCTGCATCAAGAACCTGTCGACGACGAACCAGATCGCCCTCTCGGCCGGCTGGACCGGATCGCAGTTCAGCGTCTTCCGGCAGGACGTCACGTCCTGGAACTTCTCGCCGATGATCAACCTGGGGTCACTGACGCTCCGCGGGTATCCGATCCGCGAGGGCGGTTCGATGCTCCTGTCCTGCCCAAACTCGGCGGGCTTCGGAACCACGGTCGGAGGCAGCATCCTTCGGATCGGAGGGACGAGCGGGCAGCGGTACGAAATCTATGTGATGGGGACGTAACATGGCTCTGAATGCCCAGATTTCCGTAAATATCCTGGCCCACGAGACGTCGGACGCCGGCCTGTCCAGAACCCTGCGAGCCACGCCGGCTGCGTATGCGGTGGCCCTCTCGGACGGCACCGGGGCCAACAACGCCCAGGTCGCCTGGAGCGCCACCAGGACGCTGGCGGCCTCCAGCGAGAACCTGAACCTGGCTGCCCTCGCGGACAGCAGGGGCGGGTCGCCGGTCACCGTTACGCTGACGGCCGTCAAGGCTGTCTATGTGAGGAACAAGGGGACGTCGAGCCTGGCCTTCGCGGG